CCTGCTGCGCCCCCGGATCTCTTCAGGCCGAAGAGCAGTCCGAGGTTGACATACTTGACCATGTCATAGGCACCCGCCCGTGTGTCGAACATAGTGCTGTTAATGTTCAGGAAGTCGCGCGAGTAGTAGACTTTCCCGACAGACGGTTTCAAGCCGATGAAGGCAGTAACACGTTGCCAGAAGAGTTGACCAGCGCGGCCGACCTTCATGACAGCATCATCGCCGTTGATCAGGATCTGTGCTTGATCCAGAGACAACGAACGACCTACGTCGAGCTCACGAGCAAACCGGCACATCGCGGCGTTTGCGAGACACAGCACCGGAAAGGAAACGATGCTGCCCATCAGCTGGCCACTGAGCTGCGGTCCACTAGGAAAGATGTGGTGGACCAAGGCATCGATGAACAGCTGACGCTCCTCAGGACGAAGCTTGAGGCACTCGGAGATCTCCTCGGCCACAATTCGCGACACCCTCGGGTGGAGGTTGTCGGTTGCGGCTTCGTAGTCAGCAGACAAGTAGGACTCATCTGCTTCGAGTGCACCAAGCGTCGCCTTCAGAATCTCGGGCGTCACGGGAGTGCCAGTGAGTGCGAACGTGGGCATGCTTGCCAAGGTGGACCACATACATTGTTGGAGAGCCTTCAAGACATAGTATGTGACCGGGGGTCCCTTCGAGATGACCCGCACCTTCAGTGCTTCCGGCAAGCCGACTGCTTTGACGGACTTCGGTTCCTTCATGGCCCGGGTAAGGAGGCGCTCGTACAACCGGCCTGCACGGAACTCGAGATCGACGAGGTCAATCTCAGCTTCGACGTACGGGCCAGCGCCGATGTACTCTTCGCCACGGACGGCCTTCCAGGTGACAGGATGTGAGTCACTCAACAGGCCTTCGAAGTCCTCAGACAGTCTCGCGGATAACAGCTCACCCACCGCGCCGAGCTTCGATCGAGACAGGTTGTAGTTCGCCGATGTGGAAGGAAACATCGGTGCCATCCTGTCGAGCAAGGTAAACTCGCGGTCCGAGAAGCACTCACGGACCGTTCGACGAAGCTCTCTCTCAACGTCCGCCCAACCAAAAGGCATGAGGCCTGGCGAGAGGCCCTCGGTCTCAAACCAAGGGTCGCTCCACGCCAAACCACGTACCAGTGGTTCAATTGGTTTCATCTCAAGCGGTGGGGTGGTGAGCACCTTCTCAGTCTTCACCTCAGCCTCACGGACCATGGAGGTCGGTGGACGCGGCATACCTTTCTTTGCGTAAAGGACAGACGCGATGAAGCCGAGGGGCTTGTGATGGGTCTTACCCCGCATCACAAGGCGCACGTAGCGATCTGCGCGCCCCTGAAGAAGGATTTTGGGGTTGTCGACGACGCCGTCAGGAAAGGGGGACGGCGGCAACTCCTGCTCCAGCCAGGCTGCTGCAAACGCTGCAAGCTTGTATTTGATGAGCTTCACAGCGTGCTGCACCTCGCCACCTAGTCTCTGCATAAGCAGGACAAAGTGTGCGCGAGTGTTCGCAGTCTTGTAGCCATCGGCCTCGAATCCATAGAGGACGAAAAGCTGGAGGAGGACGGAAAGACATTCGTCGACGAATTTGGTGGGATCTACGGAAGTGTTGCTATCTTCCGGGAGCATCCTGCTGCCATGAGACGGTATCTTCTTATGCGCTGACATTGCGTAAGGGGATTCTGTG